AGCAGCGCCACATGTCGCCCGGGGCGATGCTGATGTTGCACTGTGCCTCATCGTTCTGCTGGGGCAATGCCAACGAAATGATGGACTGTGCCGAGGCATTGAAAAAATTCGATGAATCACTCATTGCCGGTATTGCTTCCAGCACCGGCATTGATCCGGATACTATCCGATCGCAGTGGTTCAATTACAAGGATAACTGGCTAACCGCTGCCGAGGCCGAAAGTGCCGGCTTGCTCGCGCCAACCGAACCAGATGAATTTCCAGTGAAACAACCTTACGAGCTTCCCGAACCCGAGGAACTCAAGGCCATGGATTACGCTTCCTTCGTGAAGCATGTTCGCGCGAAGGCCACCGCGCAGCATTCGGACGCTCCCTCATTGATGAGTCGTATCCGCAATGCCTTCCAAAATAGCAAGAAGGTTGTCAGCTCTATTACTTCACCCATTCAAGATGATGAAATGAACATCGAACAATTCAAGGCCGCCCTGCAAGAGGGCAAGCTGTCGGCTGATGAAGTCGAGGCACACCTCACCGAGCTAAAGCAGTCGGATCCGGTGGCTGTGGCCTCCGCACAACAAGAAGCCCTGAAAGCTGAACTGGCTGCATTGAAGCAGCAGGTGGAAGCCCTCGGAAAACAGGCTGGCGATACCAAAACGCAGCCCGGACTGCCCGCTAACGACCCGGAAAATGTGTCGGCTGAAATGCAGGAATATCAGCGTTTCGATGCCATGCTGCGTGAAGCAGCTGGCAAGTACGAGGCCCTGAAAGTCACACCCAACTAACCATTAACTACGAAGGCAATGACTATTACAATTGACCAGGCGGCCAGTTTTCTGAATACCGCCTCCCGCCAGTTCGCTCCTGAAATCGCTGTGAAAACCCGTCTCGGCCTCGAGATGGAGTCGAAACTCATGCAGCGCACCAGCACGGGCGAATATTACGTAACCGAAAGCATGGAAAGCAGTGAAATACTGCAACCTTATCAGGGTGCTTTTACCCCAAAAGGAACGCTCACGCACTCCGAAAACGCTATCCGCGTGCGCCCGATCAAAATTGATCTGACGTTTACGGAGGAGCAACTGGAGAAGTGGTACTACGCATGGCAGAACTCCCGATTTGAAGGCGGAAAGGATCCGCGCAATTACTCGTATGCCCAGTACGTACTGGAGCGAGAAATCACACCGAAGCTGCAAGACGACCTGAACAGCGTTGCATGGCTGGGTTCTTACGCTGCCCCTACTCCAGGCACTGCGGGCGACTCTGTGGATAGCGTGGACGGCTTCAAGAAGGTGATCGCTGATGCCATCACCGCCGGAAAAATTCCTGCTGCAAACGTGTACAACTCTGGTTCACTGTCGGTATCCAACATGCGCGATCAAGTGGAGGGCTTCCTCGACTCTATCCCGGAGGCACTCACCAGCAAGGGCGGAAAGATTCTTTGCTCTCCGCAGCTCGTACGCTGGTATTTGCGCGACTACCGTGGCGAATTCAGCTCTATCCCGAGCCTGTACAACCCTGAGGCCGGCGCACTGCGCCCGGTACTGGTGGATGCCTACAATGTAGAGCTGGTACCAATCGCCACCATGGCCGGAAGCCAGAGAATGGTGTTTTTGGCCAATGGCCGCGACAACATGATCTGGGTAGATCGTGCTGGTTATGCCACCTATCCGAACTTCATCTTCGACACAGCTCCGCGCGTGCTCCAGTGCTACGCCACGATCTATCGTGGATACGGTTTTGAGTTCCCTGCGGAAATCTATGTCAATAACCAGGTGTAAGCCGCAAACGATTGAGATATGTGCGTAATAAGCAATTTGACAGCCGTGCCCTGTGCTTCCAATCCGCCGGGCATAAAAACTACCATGTACATCGTTCCGGTGGCAGAGATCACTGCTGAACCAGGATGGAGCACCGGCACTGCCGAAGGCGATTTTGTGAAAACCACCGGCAACTACGACTTTACCGGAGCAGGATCAGGCAAAGGATACTGGCGCAGTTTCCCGATCCTGATAGACACAGGCTCTTACCAGCTCGAGGCCGTTGGCGACAAGGGCAGCAAGCAGTGGAAGGAAACATTCACGTTCACGATTCAGGGCGTGAATGCGGAGCAACTGGAATTCTGCACCCGCATGTTGAATATCCCGTCTGCGTTCCTGATTCCTGACAAGAACAGCGTTATACATACGGTGGGCCATAAGGACGAGGCCGCCTACGTGGATACCGCCACCGGTGGCACTGGCGAAGGCCCGGAGGGCAGCCGCACAATTCAGGTGACGGTAGTGGCATACACTGCCCGCCCAATGGTGTACGGTGGAACCATAGACACTACGCCTAACACGTAATCTATGGCGAAGCTGCTGGAGTTACCGAGGGAACTGCAAGGCAAGTTTCGATTCACCCAGCCCATCAAGGGCGGACCGGTATTCGACTTCCCTTCGCAAAGCATGTACAACGTCAACCTGACTACCATCTCCGAGCGACAGGCAGAACTGCTCATTGAACGTGGATGGAAAGGGCTTGAGCGTATCGAAGCGACGAAGCAAAAGAAGGAGCAGCATGACGAGGCTGCGAAAGTGTAGATCCACAATGTATTCGGTTTTGTTTGGCCGTTCTGCCGCGCAGGCAGGGCGGCCTTTTTTTGTCCTTTGGGCTGGCCATTAATCAGGTCATTTTTGCATGTCGAACAAGGCAACGACCATTTTGGTGACGTCAGCAAAATGGTAGTACGAATCAACACACTGATCATTTTCCTGATGTCAGGAACATGATCGCTAAAAACCACCAATATGAACGCAGAACAGGCATGGGCAGCACTGGTAACCCTCGAAAAAGCAGGTCATTCGCTCACCAAAAATATAGTGGATCGGATTAAACAGGCTATTGCTGGCGGTGGCGAGCTTGACAACTATCTGGCAGGCAAGCTGCAATACGAGCTGAACAAGCACAACGCTAAACCGCAAGAAGAAGTGGAACCTGATCCGGTTGTTCCGCCAGATGGAATACCTGAGACTGGTCCAGATGAAACAGATCTTCCGCCCGGGTTTGAATCCGGGAAGGTTGTTTCACCAGATCATGGCACTCCAGTTCTTGCTGCCAATGAAGCCCCGGCAAAAAAAAAGAAATTGAGCTGGTTCCGGTAATCAGCAGCGAGGCGGCAAGGAAGCTCCACAAGGAACATGCCTACTTCCACACGCTGCTGACCATCGCGCCCACGCAGGAAGCCAGGGCAGAGGTAGCGCATACCATCCTCACGAAAATAATACCTGCGCTCGATGCTGAATACGCCCGACTCAGGCAGGAAGAGTGGATGTCGCCTGCCGAGCTGGACGAAAAGCACGCCCGGAAAATCATGTCCATCCGGGTGCGTATCAGCCAGATCAAGAAAGAGATGAAAACAGCTCGCGGGAAGCGCCTCGCTGATCTGGAGAAACAACTGACACTGAAACAAGCCGAATATGACAACATCACCTGAACTTAAGCTCGAATGGTTGTCGCCAGACAATTCACACCTTACAGAGTTCTCCGTAAAGCCTTATGCTGAACGCCTGAATATGCTGGAGCTGTTCAGGCAGAATTTCAGCTACACCCACGATGAGGCAATCAATCACCTCGCTGTTGCCTGCCAGTGCAATGTTCAAATGGCCTACAGAGCCATGAAGCATTACAACAGCCTGTATATAAGAGAGCATGGCATACAGGCTTTCCCCCCGCAAGGCAAACCTACTGCATTACCCACGCTGCACCAGATTCAGCAGGCTACCTCCCAGCTCAATGAACTTCGCAAACAAATGGAGTTGAAACTGGGTATCATCCAAAACAAAATGTTATAGAGATGCCAAAGAACCCGAACGGCAGCCATTCAAATTACATGTCGGCGGCCAAAGCGTCAGCCATGACCAAGGAGGAGCGCGACAAATGGGCTGCCCGCGACCGCCTGAAGCACCTCACAGACTGGGATATCGTGAAGCGGTATGTGATGGCTCCGGGCGACTTCGACCTGACGCCCACGGAAAACAACCTGCTGGAACGCCTCGAGTTCGCCAAGGCTTCGTTTATCGCGATGCACGATTACAGCGAGGTACTTCAGATGTTGCAGGAGAAGTTTGATATTTCCCGCTCCACGGCTGCCCGGGCGGTGGCCAAAATGAAGGATATCTATGGTAATCTGGACGAGATACCCACCAGCATAAAACGCCAGACCGCCGAGCAGATGGCCCTGAACGCCTACAAGCTGGCCCTGAGCGACAACAATCCGGACGCAGCTGCACGGGCGGCTGCGGTGTACATCAAAGCGGCCGGCCTCGACAAGGAGCAGGTAGAGGGCATTGATATTGAAAAGCTGCAACGCGACAAGGTGTTCGTGGAGGTGCTGGATCCAGCCATCCGGACTGCCATGCTCCAGATGCTGAAAAACAGCTCCGGTGTGATGGATATGTCGAAGATGTTTGAAGAAATTCACGCATCCGCTGAGGATGCCGATTTCGTGGAAAAAAATGAGGATGAGGAATGAACACCAACGACCTCATAAAATCTGAAATCATGCGCCTGCATGACCGGAGCACTGGTAACTACCAGCAACTGCTGAGTCAGGTGGACGACAGCAACATCAAACGCATTGACTACAACTTTGCGCAGCGAATGGCCCTGATGATCGCCGACAACCTGCACACGGTGAAAAACATTGATCTGGAGTGGAGCAGGGGCACGGGTAAAACCACGCTGCTCTCCGCGATGGTGCGGCGCATACTGTACGATATGCCGCGCGGGGTGTTTCAGTGGGAAGTACCGACCTATCAGAAGTTCCTGACGGAGATCATCCCGGCCTTCATACATGGACTTGAAATGCAGGGGCTGTATAAGGATCTGCATTATTTCGTTGGTCGCCGGCCACCGTCAAAATGGAACTGGCCGGAGCCTTACAAGGCCCCAGCGAGGTACGACAACTTTATCGTGTTCTGGAATGGCTTCGGCATACAACTGCTCAGCCAGGATATATCTGGCTCGGGCCGGGGTCTGAGTACCGATGGCCGCATTGTATCGGAGGCCGTAATGCTGAACAAACAAAAGCTCGACGAAGAATCGGGGCCATCAATCCGGGGCAGCAACATGCGCGAGCTGGGGCGCAAGCGTTTTTTCGACTTCCGGATTATGGAAAGCAGCACGCCACTCACAGAGGCAGGGGCGTGGTTCATCGAGCGCGAAAACCTGGCTATCGAGTCGCCAGACAAGTACCGGTTCCTGCGCGCCAACTGCGTGGAGAATATCAAGCTGGGCATCCTGAAGCCCGATTACCTCGAAGTGGCCCGCACTGAAAGCTCGGATATGGAGGTGTTCAATGCCGAGTACCTGAACATTCGCCCTAAGTTGCTGAAAGGTGGTTTTTACGCGCTGCTCGACAAGGATCAGCACACGTACACGGATTTTAACTATTCACACTATTCACCCGACCGGATCGGCATCATGCCCGACTGCCGGGGCGACAGCGATCTGGTGCCCGGTCACCCGCTGGTGATCGGTATGGACTTCGGGGCAGCTATCAACTCTGTGGTGGTTTGCCAGCGCCTGCCCAATGAATTTCGCGTTCTGAAAAACTTCTGGGTAAAAGGCTCGGAGGGCCACATTCAGGATGATGTGATAGACAAGTTCAATTCGTACTACCACCACCACCAGCAGGGCAGCAAGCGAATCGAGTTTTACCACGATGCCTCAGGCAACGTGAACACTGGCAACTCGAAGCTGAACCGGGGCAAGCAGGCCATTGCGCAGTTCGTCAAGCATGGCTGGGAGCCGGTGCCGTTCACCCTCGGAGGCACCAACCCGCGTCATGCAGAGAAGTATGTACTTTGGGAGCGCATTCTCAGCGAGAAGAACCCGCGCCTTCCGAAATTCAGGATCAACATTCACAACGCCAAGGAGCTGTTTATATCCATGTCGCGGGCGAAGGTTCGCAAGGGCGACAGGGGCGATATCAAGAAGGATAAGAGCAGCGAGCGCGCCGACAATCGCCAGCGCGAGCTGGCCACCGACCTGTCGGATGCCCTGGACTATCCGATATTCGTACTGTACAATCAGATTTCTCAAAGCTGGGGAGCACCGCTGCCCGGGTAAAACCGAAACAACATGGCAATTATTAAAATTCCGACAATCAAAGAAGTTGAGGTAATACTCCTAATCGTAAAAGCAAAGCCTCGATATTGGGAAGATTCAAAAATTAATGGAGTAGAAGATACAGAGTTTGGAGATAATATACCTTGCAAAGAAGGAGATAACTGGTCACCTATTATTGTTATTGATACAGGTAAAATAGTCAATTGGAAGCAAGGAGTAAAAGCTGAAATTCATTATAAAGTATGCGATGAATTTGGATATGAAATACTCGGTTCAGCTGGACAGGTATTGTTTAGCAAAGAGTATGGATATGTTCCTAATACAATGTGCCCAAAAGAACGTGGTTTTTGTGATTATATAATAATGGATATTGATGAATCAGGTCAGATCATAAATTGGAAATTTAATGCTGACGATTTCAATTTGCAACTATGAAATACATCATCACAGGCCCTGGCGGATCAGGTAAATCAACTCTGGCGAAATATCTATCGTCTAAAAAAGGGCTAACAATAGCCAAGTGCTCTACAAATAGACCACCTCGAGGAGCGGATGACAAAGAATACTATTTCGTTGATGACCTCTCATATTTCGGAAATCCGAATGTGATCGGCCATGTGTATAATGGCATATGGGGATACGGATGGCATAAAATGGTAGTGGTACCGGCTGATATTTTCGTGGCTGGCCCTGAGCTGGCCCTGAAGCTGCAAAATGCTGTAGGCAAAAAAAACTGCATGCTGATCTATCTGTGTCCGCCAAAGGCAGAAATAAAAAAGAGGCTGGCAGCAAGGGACATGCCCGGCGATACAGCAGAAGCCAGAATGAAACGTGACGCAGCTGCATTCCGCAAGTTTGAAAAATTGAAGGCATACGACCTAAAAGTTTCATCATTCCCAATCGTTGAAAATGATCCTGTCAGACAGTAAAATACTCGAACAAATTGAATCATCCGATATCGTAATTCAACCGTTTGACCGGGCCTGCCTCGGATCAAACAGTTACGATGTGCATCTCGGTCATGTGCTTTTGCGCTATCCTGACTACCCGGATAGCGTGCTGGATTGCAAACAGCAATACAAGATTAACAGAGACATGATTCAAATAGATATTCCTGATGACGGATATATCTTGGAACCCAATACGCTGTATCTGGGCGTCACTAAGGAATATACCGAAACGCATAATGCAGTGCCATTCATTGAGGGAAAGAGCAGCATTGGCCGACTGGGCATATCTGTGCATTGCACTGCCGGTCGCGGCGATGCAGGGTTCTGCAATTACTGGACGCTGGAAATAACTGTAGTGCAACCGGTGCGTGTATATGCAGGCATGCCTATTGCTCAGCTTATATACTTTGCGATAAATGGCAAGGTTTCTACACCATATCATGCCAAAGCGGATGCAAAGTATAATGCCCTGTGCAGCATGCCTGTGCCCAGCCAGATGTGGAAGAACTTTAGCGATCACAAATGATATGCGTCCTTTTTTCGCCAAATAAAACCGGGCAACTTCGCCCCTAAAATCATTGCAATGAAAAAGATTCAGATTCTTGTTTTCTCTCTCCTGTGTCTCGCGCTTTCCATGCAGGCCCAGACGATTGCGGTCACCAATACCTCGCTGGAGGTGATTGCTGCCAACTCCACCACCCGGGCATTTTACGACCTCGACAAGGTGACGCTCACCTACAAGTCGGGCATCGTACAGGTTTTTGATGCTGCCGCCAGTACGCAGCTGTTCAGTGGTGATACCACTGCTGTCACCATTTCAGGGGCAACTACCTGGAGTGCCAAAGCCGCGAAGCTCGCAGTATGGTATATCTCTGCTACTGACCTGAATGGAAAGCGTTATTTCCTGCCCCGCAAGGAGGTGAACTACATCTACAAGGCCAGCGACAACACGGTGAAGGCAGTGAACGACCTCAGTAAAAAAGTGCTGTATGCCGGCCCGCTTGACTCTGTGACTATCTACAGCGTATCCGGTGTGAGCAATAAACTGACGTACCTGCGCCAGCGTGCCTACCTCGACAGCAAGCGACACGACCTCAGCCTTCCTGAAACGCCCACGGTGGCTGTTGGTGCAGCTGCCGGCACTGGTGCTACGGCAACTATCGTAGGTACTGGTACTGACTTCAAGGTAACACTGACAACAGGTTCTGAAGGAACAATAGGCACATCCGGGGTGCTGTTTACCGTTACGTTGCCGAATACCTATCCTACAGGTGTGATTGCGCAAGTAACGGCAGCAGATGCCGATGCCGCTACACATACTGTTCGATATTTCACGACCGAGACTGCCAGTACAGTAGTGCTGAATGCCAATAGTGCAGCACTGTCAGCTACCACGGCATACGTATTGAATATTTCCGCGAAAGGCTACTAACCATCAGGCCCCTGACACAGGGGCCTGATTGCGAGTTTTCTTTTCATGTTGAAAGTGATGGGCTGGGGGTGACCTCAGCCCGTTTTTTTCGTCTAAAAATAAAATTGGCAAATTGCGAACAAGTGAATGAGATGTAATTATCTTTGGCCCGCTTATTCACACCAGTCGTATGACTACATTCTCAAGACTTTCAAGACAAGGCCAGCATGATTGCCAAAACTTCCCTTTGCGGCGGTGTGGGTAAGCCTTTCATGTCTGGCCGTTTTTTTCTTTTTTTCGTTATGCTTACTAACGAGATTATTTCCGCCAACCTCGAGGAACTCGAGGTAATCAACAATCGCCTCAATGAAATGCACGAAACAGTCAACGACTGTTTTGAAACAGGCATTTCACTGCTCCATGGTGCTGCTCACCTGCTCACCACTGATCTGAACGATGAAGGCCTGCGCAGCCTTCACACGATTGTAATGCAGGCTACCATGATCATGGAGAAATGCTATTCTCTCACCCTTTTGCAGGACTATTATGAAGCGAAGCAACAGAACCAGCAGCAACCCGCTGGATCGCGCTATGAGGCGTGAGCAAGAGCGGCAACAGGATGCAGCCCGCAACGCTCGTATCAGGGCATTCGCCCGACTGAGCCACGATGAAAAAATGCTGATCGTAACGGCCAGCATGCAGGACACAGAAACATTTTGACTTTCGCCCGGCTGTAATCAGCCGGGCGTTTTTGATTCAGTCCTTTACCCAGCCCCTTTCAGGCAGCATTTTTGCACCCGATGAAGGGGATTCAGGACATATCAGACTATTTCAGGGGGCTGTGCGAAAAACACCCGGCCCTGTTGCACTCGGAGACATCAGGTAGCCGGGTGTATGAGGTAGTTGCGTATGACGAAGCCTTTAGTGACTTCCGGACTGGTGGGCGGGAAAAATCGTACTTCGTGCGGTTCATCCTGCCCACCATTTCCTTCACTGACAAGGATGGCAATGCCTACAAGAACTATGAGGCAGGTCTCATGGTAGGCAAGTACTATTCCACCCGCGAGAACGCCAAAGCGGCCCGCATGACCGCCTGGAATGATGCCGAGAAAGTGATGGATGACTTTGTGTCCAGACTGATCTACGACAGCCGCAACGGCAATGATCTGTTCAAAACAAACATTGACACAGTAGATCAGCTCAGCATCAATGGCGATTACCTCGACTTTCAGGGCGATGGCTCATTCGCAGCTGTGATGTACCTGTTCAATATGCGACTTTTCCGCACCATCGCCTGTGGTAGCGACTTCACCAACGTACACTGGACTGATCTGCAATAATGGCACTTACCCTACTCGAACAGCCCGCTACCATGTGCTTCGCCCGCAACCAGGCGATAGTGAAGCTGTTTGCCAACAATGCAGGCGCCCTGTACGATGCCACCGGCCCCGGCTCCAAAATAACCTATCTGGCCGCCAACCGCTTTGCGGTGAATGCCACTATTACCATCACCTACACAGAGCCGGACGCCACTACCGAGGCCGTAGTGTTCACTGCGAAGGCCAGTCCGAGTACCGACAACGAGATAGTCGCCACCGGATATTCAGGCACAGACGCGCAATACTGGGAGGCTGTGCGCGCCAAAATAGCTGCGCATCCGCGCATCGCTCCGTACTTCGACGTTCAAACCATCACCGAGTCGGGCAATCTGCGCCTTCGGGTGCGGGCCAAAAGCACCGAAGCGGGCTGGTCGGTCGTCATTACCAACTCCGCGAGCTTCACCGTAACAGCCGTGGCCGCTGCGGCCAGCACATTGCCGGCCAACTACAAGGTGCTGCTCGATGTGTACATAGAGACTTCATACAAGGCAGGCACTTACACCCAGGCTGCACAGCTGGTCGGATATCCAGAGCAGGGCACAGGCAATGTTGTCTTCGACATGTCCGGCATACTGGCAGCCGGGTGCAAGTCATCCAGAACCGAACCACAGATCCCCGCGTATGGCACTACCAGCATACAGCGAGGCGACAATACGCGGCGCTACTATTTCCGGTATTCCGAAAGCTACGGAGTGCCGATTGCTGCGCAGGAATGGGCATACAGCGCCGTAAAATACTGCATGGATGGAGGCTTGTCGCAGTCGCTATTCGCCGAAACGCCAAATTACCTGGGCGACTTGAGCGCAACCGACAGCCTCCTCACATGGCAGGCAGACGGCAAGGCACTGGGCATCAGCTCGCCGGAGTACCTCAACTGGTACAACTACACAGATGAGCAGCGCAGCATACGGGTAGAGATGCAGTGGTACGACATAGACAACAATGCGCTGAGCACAGCCACTCGCCACCATACGGCCAAGGCCATAGATGCCTACGAAACCGCCACGCTGCCCGTATCGCCCGAGCTGCTCGGGCTGAATACCATTGCAGATGCCTACAAGTACCGTGTGCGTGTGGTATATCTGGATGATGCCCTCATCTGGCAGCCATTAAGCCAGTGGCGCACCTACCTGATAGATCGGAGCTACTATGAGAGCGAGCGACAGATCCAGTACCTGAATGCATTTGGCATGCCGGAGTGCTGGCGCTGCACAGGCAACTGGTCGCGCCGCCTGAGCATAGATCGCAGCATCGCCACGCGGCCCGTGGTACCGGGGTATAACCAGTACGCTACCGAGCAGTGGCAATTTGAGCGCCGCTTCCAAAACGAGATCATATACCGCACAGGCTTCATTACTTACGCGCAATCAGAGACGCTACAAGAAATGCTGATTAGTGGCGAGGTCTATGACGTAACCAGCGCGGGTTATATCCCGCTGCGCCTCACCACCAACGATTTCGCGGTCAACGAAACCCGGCAGGAAATATTCAGCTACACATTCACGGCCCTGCCAAGGCTGGAGATGGTCAATTACAGCAAGAAGAAGCTGCAAGCGATTATCACGGGTGCATGGCAGGAAACCGACGGTAATGCGTGGTTCGATACATTCATGGTTGCATGGCAAGAATAAACTGACACATGGCACAGGTACATACATTTTCCCTCATCACGCAGCTGTACGAAGACACCCGATTACCGCTGCAATTTCTTGGAGGTGGCAACACACCGGCTGCGAGGCAGGTAGAGCTGTCCACCTTGCTTGCATGGATAGAGTCCAATATCACCGTGGCGAGTGCGTTCACGGTCACGACCAGCAGCATCACCAGTGGCAGCAACACCATTGCCGTGGGTGCGGGCAAGCTGATCAGCAAGATTGTGATTATTGGCTCTGCATCGGGAACCGTGAGCGTGGGTACCAGCTCGGGCGGCACCCAGATACTTGAAGCGGAGAGCTACGATACAGATGGGGCCGTTTTCGCGGTGGACAAGTATTTCCACAGCTCCGGCACGCTGTATTTCTCCGGCTTTGGGGCCCACACATTAACCGTCAAACTGATACAGATACAACTATGAAGATGAGAGCGCTTACAATCGCGTGTATAATGCTGTGCTGCACAGTGGGGCTGTACAGCCAAACCACAGCCACCTACGACAACGTGCGTGCGCGGCAGCAGCTCACGCTGAACGGGAAAACACTCACGAGCATCCTCGAGGTGATAGACAGTGCCTCCACAAACGCGCAGGGAGCTACCGCCAAAGCGGTGTGGGATCTGGTGGTAGCCAAGTACGCCACCATCACCGCCGGCACCGGCATAGATGTCACTGGCACCTCGCCGAACTACACCATCAGCCTGGATACCCTCAAGCGGCTGTATTTCCGCACCGACAGCACCTACACCGGTGGCGTGGGCGTAGTGCGCTGGAACAATGTGGATGGCACGCTGGAATTTGGCCTCGCCGGTGGCGTTGTTACGCTCTCTATCGGTCAGGAAAGCGTGCAGCACGTGAAGCACGTGGACAATACTGGTTTGCTGAATGGTAAAGTAGTCTATCTGAAAGGCAGCACTGGCGACAACATTACAGTGGATTATGCCCGTGCCAACAGCGAGAATACGAGTGCCGGCACCTTCGGCGTGATGACCGAAACCGTGACGGGCGGCAACAAGGGATACTGCACCACGTTTGGACTCGTCAAGGGTATCAATACCAGCAACCTGACCGAGGGGAAAATAGTATGGCTTAGCAAGGATACCGCCGGAGCTATGACAGCAGTGCGCCCCACAGCGCCCAACCATGGCGTGGAAGTAGGCTTTTGCATCCGCAAGCATGCCACAACAGGCATCATCTTCGTCACCGTGCAGAACGGCTACGAGCTGGACGAGCTGCACAATGTGCATGTACCATCGCCCAGCAACAACCAGGCGCTGGTGTACAAGTCGGGCAACAGCCGATGGGAAGCTATGACGATAGATACGAGCAGCACGAATGAGGGTAAGTTGCAAGGGTTCAAGCCAAGCAATAATTTGTATTACGATATAAATACCAATACTTCAGGCGGGACTCCGATTACCCTGTATCGGGGGACGGGTATCGGTTTCGATGGGACTGGTGGCTCTCCGGACGGTGGGAGCCTTACCATTAACAACACTGGCGACCTGTCTGAATTCAACGAGGGCACGCTCGGCGTTGGTGCTGGCAGCAGCACCACGGCAGTGATCAGCTCCAACACCTCCGGGGCTAATGGAGTGACCATCGCGGCAGGCAATGGCATGGCAATCTCGGAAACAACAAGCAGCAATGGAGGCACCATCACCGTCACAGCTCTCGACAGCCTTGCCACCAACGAGGGCACGCTCGGCGTTGGAGCTGGCAGCAGCACCACGTCAGTGATCACTTCCAATACCTCCGGAGCCAGTGGGGTGACCATCACGGCAGGCGGGGGTATATCCGTATCGGAGACTACGAGCAGCAATGGGGGCAACATCACGTTGACGGCTACAGATGCCAGTGTGAGTAATGAGGGCAAGCTGAGCACCCGTCTGGATACTGGAGCAGATGTATGGATTCGGAGCAATACCTCTACATCCGATGATATTGGCATTGTGGCTGGTACAGGCGTCACCATAAGCGGAATAAACAGCTCCAGCGGTGGCCAGATAGTTGTATCCAGTCCGGCCCAGACAATAGATACCTTTTCCGTATCTGGCAGCACCTTGTCTCTCAGCTTGTCCAACGATGGCCAGCCAGCGAAGACGGTGACATTGCCGGGGGGGGGCGGGGGAGTAACTTCGCTGAATAGTCTTACTGGAGCATTGAGTGTTGCGGGCGGTGGCATCAATACCGTGAGTGCATCTGGCTCTACGGTCACTGTAACCGGCACGGAGGTAGATGGATCTGTCAGCAATGAGATTCAGCAGATAGATACATTTTCTTTGTCTGGGCAAACTTTGCGCGCTTCGTTGTCAAGTGATGGTACTGCCGCCAAGACCGTGACGCTTCCGGTGGTGGGGATTACGGCAGGTACGAATGTGACGGTAAGTGAATCGGCGGGCGTGTACACGATTAATTCATCCGGTGGTGGTGGCTCTGGCATAACATCGCTGAACGGCCTAACTGCTTCCACACAAACATTTGCGACAGGTACGACCGGAACTGACTTTAATATCTCGTCTGCGACCTCGACGCATACATTTAACCTGCCAACGGCCAGCGCAACGAACAGGGGCGCGTTAAGTAGTGCAGACTGGAGTACGTTTAATGGAAAGGCGGCTGCATTATCGGGTGTAACTAATTACGTATCTCAATTTAACAGTTCAACTACAATAGATACTACTGGTATAATTTGGACTGGTGGAAGGATGGGCGTTAGGACTGCAACGCCTGGCGCAACAATTGCGGTATCAATGAACGCGTACGGCGGTCTATTATTTACACGAGATGGCCTATCATCTTCAACGGCTTCGTTAGGACTTAACAATCAAAGAAGCACTACTTCAGGTGAATTTCAGGCGGCTTTCGTTGGGATAACAAACACAAGTGCATCATTAGGAAAACCTGGTGTTTCGTTTATTGGAATCAATAGCACAACTCAAAGTGCAGATCATGTTGGGAGCAGGTTTGATTTTCAGAGATTAAGCGGTACGCCTACAGATGGGTGGATTGCCGAGTTCACCAACACAGCAGACCCATATATGAGGTTGTCGCACAATGGAAATCTTATTTTGCAAAGTGCCGGAACGTACACTAATACATCAGGTCACAAACTGGAAGTTATTGGAGGGGCTACACGATTAAGGGGCGCAAACCAAACTTCAGGGGTTGCGGCTTTTTATGTGCAAAATACAGCACCTGCTACATTGCATCAAATTGACAATAACGGCAAAATAACCTATTGGGCAACCAACACCGCCACAGGCACAACAGGCGCACAAACAATTAACAGGCCATCAGGAACGGTAAACTTTGCGGCAGGCGCAACGTCATTAATCGTTACAAATTCACTTTGCACCACATCGTCAATTGTTTTTGCGGTGGTAAGAACAAATGACACGACAGCAGATATTAAAAACGTGGAGCCTGGAGCGGGACAATTTACAATACGCCTAAACGCCGCTGCAACTGCTGAAACATCAGTAGGCTTTTTCATCATCAACTAAAAAACATCACCATGAAAAATACAATCATCGTTTTTCTCTTCGCATTCATCACGACCGCGCAATCTCAAACCATTATTCAAGATTCATCCTGGTTGACGCAAACATCCGGCATCTACTTTGCCAACCGTCTGCAAACGTACGACAATGGCAATAGCGTGCTGTCTGTGACGAAGGTCGGCGATACAACAGCGGTCGTACAGGGCGCAATAAATGTGTACAGAAGTCAGGCATCCACGATGGCATCAGACGCTATTTTGTTATCCAGCAACGGTGCGAAAATTCGGGAAATAATCCGGCAGGATGGACTGCTTCAAACGCAGGTAGGAAAGTCGGCACTTAACCAGATTGCATTGCAGGTAGATACGTCAACTGTGGATGGCAAATACTTTACCGCTTCAGGTTGGACTATCAAGGACGGTGCAGCAGCAGCCCAAAACATTGTATTCTCATTTAGTGCAACCACGGGCGCATTCAGGTATAAAATCGGCTCTGAAACGGTGCGTTTGGCGTATTGCCTGGGCAATGTCATTCGGTTGGCTAATTATGGAACTACGGGGCGCGCATTGGATTTTTACCGCGCACCCGGTGGCCGCTGGGTGACGATAGATTTGCAGCAGCAGATTATACCACCGGCGGCCATTCAGGCAGCGCTAAGAAACTGAAATGATATATTCTCTCCACGTTGGCATAAACGAGTACGACACAGCTGTGTATGGCAATTGCAACCTGCAACAGTGTGTGCGCGATGCTCAGGCGATGTACGACCTCGCTTCCCGCCGCGATATGAAGCCCCACCTCATGGTGGATAAACGCTGTACCAAGCAACTGGTGCAGGGCATATTCCGAAATCTGGCCGAAGCCATGAAGCCGGGCGATACGCTGTTCTATACGCACTCCGGCCATGGTACTTATACCGACCTGAAAGACGGAACCAGAGCCACCGGACTATGCCTCCACGACGATATCCTGTGGGATTATGAACAGATTCCAATGTGGAAACAGTTCAAGGCCGGAACAAAGATCATCCGACTGGCAGATACCTGTTTTTCTGAGTCTAATTTCAGGCTGCCAAGCAAAATAAACCTTGGCCGTCAGCGATCTGTCGTGCTGCCAAAGCTGCCAGTAATCAAACCCACCAAAGGTTCACTGCGCAGTGTGCCCTGCTCGATTATATCGTACTCTTCCAGTAACATCTGGCAGCCCAGCTACGAGAACAACGCTGGAGGGATATTCACGCAGGCAGTGGAGGAAATATTGCAGCTCGGTACTCCTACTTACAGCCAGTTGCTGAATGCTGTTCGACTGGTCATCCGCAGGTGGGATTATTCGCAGGTGCCTCAACTCGAATCGAGCAAGGCCGGACAATTCAAAAACAAGCCATTCCTCACATGATATACGAAGTCGGACAACAATTCTCCTTCGCAGGCGATAATAACAGGCGTTATGAAATCGTGGATATTCATGGCCACCAAGGCCAATCCAAGCTGATTATTATTCGCCTGGTTGGCCGTATTCCGGTGAGCGTGGCACGCCCGCAATACACGCTCACCGAACGCATGGCTGCCAGGGAGCTGACAGAGCTCCCGGCATACAACCGGGTCGGTTAATTATACCAGCACGCCGCTGACCTCCACTCGCACATAATTGCTCTCCTCCATTACCCGCACATCTGCCTGCATATCTTTCACGGCCATCGTGAAGCGGCCCAGCGGATGCCAGGCATATACTTTGCCCTGCTTCCAGTTTCTGAAGCTCAAAAAGTCATTTACAGGCATTACGAGCGACAACCTTACTTCATTTGCATTGGCATAATAGATTGTCTCCTCGAACTGTATTGCCAGCAAGTCTTCCATCTCGAGCGACAAATTACCGAGCAACGTAGTGCCATCTGCTGCACGATCATCGTAGGTGGCATATACGTAGGTCTCCGAGTTGCTGGTCTGGGCAGTGTCGCGCTGGAATAGCAAGTAAAACGGCAGATCGGATCCAGTGCCATTGTAGAGTGGCGACTTGCCCGGCTGTGACGTGTGCGGTATCCTCATCAGGCCCTCCACCGCCGGGTCGTCTATCAGCCCGATACGCACGTACATTGTATTGAATGGCAGTATGATCTGCTGTACATTATCGTCTCCATCGCTCCATGGCTGCTGCTGCAATGGCACGCTGTACTGCTCCCTCGGATTATCCTGGTACCGGTATTCCAGACTCCGCTGCCTGTTTATTTTGGTGCTCACTGAGTTTACTTCCAGATAGTCTGAGGCCTCGTATGCGCTCTCGTTCTGGATATCCACTACGTTGCGGAATACCAGCCCTCCATCCTTGTATTCGCAGGTCAGGTTCAGCGATGCCACCAGTCGCCGGATAAACTCAAGCGCAGTTATCCGGGGCACATGCCTGTTCAGATCTATGGCAGTGCCGAAGCCGTTCAGGTACTTGTTCTGCTCGTCTTCGTAATAGTTGTAATACATCGCATCGAAGGCGTAGTTATTCGGCACAATCAGTCGCTCAAAATCGGGTATATTCTCGTTCTTGATATATCCCACTCCAATCGCCAGGGCAATACGCTCCAGTATGTAGCGCACCTTCACGAATGGGATATAAGTCACTTCCCACTCTTGCTGCAAGGAGGGCGTATTCTCGTACACCGTAGTGCCTATGTGCTTGTTCACAGCCTTCGTGTATGCCGGGTTATCGGTTCCATAGAAGTTCTCCCAGCGCACTACGGGGAACACAATCTTGTTGCTCGGCGTGGAGCGAACGGAGTTTACATAGTTCGTAAAATTGCGCATCACGCGCCTGCCCACAGTGTAATAGCTCAGTATTTCCAGATTCACCATTGCGCTCCAGTCGCACGGAGCTGCATCTATCATGGCGCTGTCAAGGTGCAGCACAGTTCCCGTACTGGTGCTGGCCATGCCCGGGTAATCGGCATTGATCTGATCGCGCAAGGCAACAGCTACCTGAGCAGTAGTCATAGAGGCCGTCTCGGCAGCGGTAAGCCCATAAATATTGCCATCAATGCCGATAATGTACTCCAAAGGCGGCGTAAACACCGTGAGCGTGATCAGTGCCGATGGCGCTGTATCAGGTATGGTGATGGTGTCCATGATCTCCCACAGATTCACATTGCTCAGCTGATCTACCAGATCCACCTGGTTATTTTGAAACGCGACCTCGATGGCATCCGGTACGCTGCCAATGATCTTGATCTCGCCGCTGTCCAGATGATTGCTGTTGATGGATAGCTGCGCGTTGGTAGTGCTGAGTCGCTGACTGCTGTCGAATCGGTGTCTGAACTGCATGGCCATGCTGTTGCGCGAGGTAATAGGCAGCTTGAATGGCAGCGTGAACACGCGACTGATACGGTCTGGGTCGAATACTGGGTTGCTTATAGTGATCTGTACGCTTTGATCGGGTGCGAGTTCGAGTGTTTTCCCGTCATTTTGAAGTGTTATCATGTTTTTTTTGTGCGAATTTTGGGTGTTTTTGGGGTGTTTTAAAGGACTTTCCGGGCTTGTGTCCTTTGTTTTGGGGCGTTTTTGGGGCATTTTCGCAGCATGCAAACCGAAATTTACATAGATGGGCAGCAAATTCAAGCCCCAGACAGCTGGAATGATCTCGATGAGCGCAATTGCCTGCTGTTTTACAGTGCTATTTTCAGTTCAACACAAAGCGAGTTCTCCCAAACCAGCTTCACAAACATGAAGCTGATCGAAATGGCCACTACATTGTGCGGTGTTACGCTCGACAATCTGCGCAACCACGAATATTTGCTGGTGGAACAGCATGGCCCTGAAATAGGCCAGCAGATATTTCTGGCAGAGCTGCGTGAAATTGTGCACAAGATGCTGGCCGGGCTGTTCGATATTACGCATGATGAAGAGGGCAACGTAACGTATGCGGTAAAGCTGAACAGAACAGTGAATGTTTACGACCGCATCCAGTACGACAATGATGTGAAGTACAATCGCAAGAAGCGCACTCCCAATATTCAGAAGAAATACCTGTACCCGCCAGCCGATGAGCTGGCCAACGTGACGATATATGAGCTGGGTATGCTCTTTGCGCTGTTCGAGCAGTATGTGGCCACCAACGATGAGAAGATAGCCGACCGGATTATTGCGGTGATGTACCGACCGCAGAAACCGATCACTAATGAGAACAAAGATTCAGGGTTTTATGGTGACCGGAGACTGCCCCTGCGAGGGCATGAAAGCCGAATTGAAGAACGCCAGCAGCTGTGCGCAAAGCTGCCATTGCTGGCGAAGCGCATTATTTTGTTCTGGTTCGCTTCGTGCAGGGCACAGATTACTGCCCAGTATCCGAAGGTGTTCAAAAAAAGCGGCGGAGATGGCAGCAGTACCAGTCATTACGGCTGGGGCGGTGTGCTGCTCAAGGTGGCAGAGCAGGGCGCAATGGGCACGCTCAATGAGGTGGCAGATCAGCCACACGGAAACGTGCTCACTTATCTGAGCATGAAAGCAGACGAGTATCAGGAGTTGCTCCGGCAAACAAAGAAATAGCCACACAGCGATGGCATGACAAATGAAGCGTGTTTTGATGTCAAGAGGCTCGGCAAATGTGTCGGGCCTCTTTTTTGTCCTTTTTTCGGGTGTTTTCAGGCCTGTTCTTTGTGGGCATGATACCGCTCAAAGAGGCTCTTGAAATTATGCACTCCGGTGAAATATTCAGCTGCGAGGTTGTCCAGTACGACCGCCGCCGCAAGAATAACCGCGGTAATGTGCTGCACATCGAGGCTGGCAAACTGATCTGGGCCGACCCTAAAAAGGATGCAGACAAGAAGGAGCTTCAAGGCGAGCGAGCAATGACGCAGCTGGAGCGCTCGCTGGTGTTCGCCCGGTACGATATTGACAAGCGCCGGCCCAATCACAGCCACTGGTACACCCGCAATGTGCGTGTGTACATAGATGGCAATCCAAGCGAGATCATCCGAAAGATACACCCGGCGCTGATCATCAAGTTCAATGATAAAATAACCACCGTATGAGCGACAACCAGATTGTTTTCAACGTCATCAGCACGCCTGAGACAGGCATGGTGGCTCTGCACGATGGTGTTTCTGGCCTGAGACCAACCAATGCTGTACCCAGTAATGCCCCGCTGCCTACCTGGACGGATCCGGGCACACAGTGGGCCTACTGGGGCAATAATGATCTGCTGCCAACTGATATGCGTCACAAGGTTGAACAGGTACCTATAGCTGGCGCAGCACTGGCCAAGAAGATTGCATTTATGCAGGGTGAGGATCTGCTGTTCTTTTACGCAGATGAGTTCAAGCTCGACGGTTTCAACGCCACGCCGGTATGGACACCCGAGATTGATGACTGGATGGCCATGAACAGGATTCAGGAAGAATGGTGGCCCGCCCAGTGCGCTGATTTCTGTCTGCCGTACAACTGCTTTTCAGAAATTATCCTGACCAACGACCGTACGAAGGTGGAGAACCTGTATCATATCTCTGCCGAGCATGCACGGTTATCCAAGGCAAAGAGCAGCAACAGTATTGACTACCTGATATATTCATACCACTTTCCATTCGGCACCGCCCAGAACGATGTCAGCCGCATTGCCATGCCGCTGTACAAGTGGTTCAATGCCCAGCGCTTTATGGACGGGCTGCGTGGCCGCAAGTTCGCCTGGCATTCACGTTTTCCCACGCCCGGACTGATCTATTACGCCCGCCCCTGGTGGCTGGGGCTGTTCAAGGATAATGGCTGGATGGATGTATCCAGCAATGTGCCCAAGATCGTGAACGCAATGCAGAATAATCAGGTATCTCTGAAGTACCTTATCAAGTATCCGGAGAATTACTTCATATTCAGATACGACAACTGGCACTCTATGACTAACCAGGAGCGCCAGAAGCTGTTCGAGGAAAAGCAGGCAGAGATTAACCGCTACCTGAGCGGGCCGGATAATGCCGGGAAAGCGCTCATGGTGACGTTCAGGGAGAATGAGCATAATGGAGCAAAGATAGGTGTACCCGAAATTGAGGCTATTGACGACAAGTTCAAGTCGGGCACGTGGGTTCCTGATTCCAACTTTGCCGACAGTCAGATTGTGCAAGGGCTTGGGATGGATCCGTCACAGATTGGACTGGCCCCGCAGGGAGGCAAGATGGGAGCTGGCTCTGGCAGTGACAAATTGCAGAGCTATAACCAGCACGTCATACTCAACACTGCCGATCAGCGTGTGGTGCTGGAGCCTTTAACGTGGGTAGCCAACTATAACAAGTGGGGTGGCAATCGCAAACTGATAGCAGTGGTAGAACATTCTCACCTGACAACACAGAACGACAACAGATCCGGTATCGTAGCACCATGATGGAAAGCATAATCCAGACAATTACGACAGCCATTGCCGGAGGCGGCTTGTCGTGGGCGCTCTTCTTTCGACAGAAGATACGAAAGGAGCGCAATGCCTATGACAAGGAGGAATACACGACAGTGAGTGAGGTGGTGAAGCAGGGCATGCAGGACTTGCGCGAGCTGAGCAATCGTATCTCCGAGCTGGAGCGCGACAAGGTGGAGATTATGGAGGAAAACAATCGCCTGAAAAGGCAGAATGAAATACTAACCGATCAACTTGCCCGCAAATGAGCATCGAAGAACTGTACAAGCATGCCTCCGATCTGCGCGACCAGACAGCCGCGCTTCTTCACCGCGCATGCGAACTGAAGGAAGAGTTCAAGTCAATGAAGCAACACAAGCAAACCGAAAAGAAATCTAACCATGGCAGCAGAGCTATTCGCAGAGTACAGTCAGTTTAAGCCGCTTGCCGGTGGCCGCATTAACAGCACGGTCGAGCTGGCCAGTCTGGACCCGTTTATCTGGGATGCAGCTCGCAAGCATATAGTGCCACATCTGTCTGCCACAGTGTACAATGCTTTGGTATCTGCATTCGCAGGCAATACCATGACCAGTGCACAATCTGCTCTGTTGCCTTACGTTCGCAGACCGCTGGCCCTGCTGGCCATATACGAATACAGCAAGGTGGCCAACGTAGAGCTGTCGGACTCCGGCATGCACCGCATCGAAACGGAAACCAGAAAGGCAGCATACCGTTATCAGGAGAAGCAGTACCAGGAGGATGCACTGGAGAAAGGCTACGATGCACTGGAGTCTATGCTGATATTCCTCAATGCCAACACAGCTACCTACACCGACTGGGCGGCCAGCGATGAAGGTAAGGCGCACCGGTATAGCCTTGTTAACCTCGCATCGCAGGTGCGCCTGTACACCTCACACAACTGCGACCGGTTCAGCTATGAGACGCTGCGCCCACTGATTAACCACCAGCAGCTGATGACTATTCAGCAGGTATTGCCTGCATCATATTGGACGTACTTCATCGGCAGGTATGTCGCCAATACCCTTTCCGACGACGAAAAGATGGTACTCCTTTACATGCGCAATGCCATTGCATACGGAGCGATGAACGAGGCGATCAATCAGCATTACATTACCATCTCAAAGGGGCGAGTATATGTTACCGAAGATCGGGGCGATCAGGCAGGAGCAGACCGGGTGCTGCCTCCAGCTGGCAGCTCTGCACTCCAGAGCAACGCCGTGCATTCCGACCGCTATCACTGGCTTTGGAAGCAATACATCTATCAGCATCCTTCCTCGTTTGCCGGTGTGTTCGACACTGCGTCCGGTGGCACCAACACCAGCGCAGATGCCTGGCATATCAACACAGCTGACGAGGCTCAACAGATCCTCAACGCGAGGGATGCCGAGAACAAAAAGGGCGTGTACATCCTGTAATGCACATATCCCTGAATTTTGAAAAACTTAAGGTCGCCCGCGTCAGGCGAAGGCGGCGATCGTTTGACGCGCAATGATTTGTATAACTTTGGTACAAATTCACAAGTTTTTGAAACGTAACTCATTGATTTTGTATTACTGACACGTTTTTTACATGGAAAATACTTCCGACAAACAATTAAATGAAGAAGTTGCGATTTGGGCAAAATTGCAGGCTTCCAGAATGCGAAAATTCGTTGGAGGATTGACCCTTAAAACGAAAATGGCAGCATACAAAAAGGCATGGGCAGCTTCAAAAAATGCTGATTACAAACCGCTTGAAAGAAGTATCGGCAGCGGATTGAAAAAGGATTTTGGAGAGGTTTCAAGAGTCAATTTCAGGTTTCAGCGGCATGGTATTTTTCTTGAGCATGGAGCTGGAGCTGGCAGAAGTTCCAAGCATCCAAAGCCATGGATAAAACCGGTGCTTGACCCGGCTATTGATCGCCTGGCTGATATCCTGTCGGAAAAATATGGAGACAAGATAGAAGCAGAAATAAAGATTGTTGTTCCGAATGTTATCTCACGGCGAATCAAAATAACCAATGGCTAAGCAAGCATCAAGGCAAGTCAGCATCTTCGTGAACTCCGATCAGGCTGTAAACAGCGTGAAGGGTATTGCTGCTGCATTGAGCGAGGCGAACAATCGCCTGGCCAAAATGGTAATTGGCAGTGACGAATATCTTGCTCAGCTGGAGCAAGTGAAGAAATACCGGGCTGTTCTGCAAGATCACAACAACGCCCTGCGTGGTGTGGACGACAGCCTCAAGAATATCAACAAGCACCAGGGGGCTCTGGATGGTGTGGGTAAAGGCTGGATGGCCCTGAAGAATGGCCTGAGCGGATATGTAGGGCTGGCCGCCGGTGCATTCGCGGTGGACAGTATTATAGCAGCAGGCACCGAGCTGTTCAAAACCGGTGTGCAAATGGAGTCGCTGGCCAAGAAAGCTCGCACGGTATTCGGGGAGGCATTGCCACAGATCACCGCGGAGGCAGAGAAGAATGCCACGGCTATGGGCCTCACCACGCAGCAGTATGTGGCAGCTGCATCGGCAGCGCAGGACTTGCTCGTACCTATGGGCTTCCAGCGCAAGGAGGCTGCCAATATCAGTGCGCAGCTGATCAACCTGTCTGGCGCACTGTCCGAGTGGACGGGCGGGCAAGTGGATAGCACCCGCGTGTCGGAGATACTCACCAAGGCACTGCTTGGTGAGCGGGAGGAACTGAAGTCGCTGGGTATATCCATATCCGAGGCAGATGTACAGGCAGCACTGGCCACCAAGGGCCTCGACAAGCTGACCGGCGCAACGCTGGAACAGGCCAAGGCATCCACTACCCTCGAGCTGATACTGGCCAAGAGTACAGATGCTCAGGCCCAGTTCGCCAAAGAAACAGACAGCGCAGCTCGCAGGCAGGCCGAAGCCTCCGCGAAAATTGCCGAGATTGCCGAAAAGCTCGCAGTGCTCCTCCTGCCAGTGTTCGAGAAACTGATCACATTGGCCGGTGGTGTAGTCGAAGTCATCGGAGGCATTACAGACGGTATTTCAGCCATGATCAACCCGGCGGAAGCCGCTGCCGATGCCTTCGACAAGCAACAGGAGTCAGTCGCTTCACTTGAAAGCAATATATCCCCCCTGCTTGATCGCTACGACGAGCTGACCGGCAAGACGATACTAACGAAGGATGAACAGGACGAGTTAAAGAAAATCATTACGCAGGTCGGTGATACTATTCCGACTGCCATTAAAGGCTTCGATGAGTATGGCAGAGCACTGGGTCTGAATACTGATAAAGCACGCGAGTTTATTGTCGCTGAAAAGGCAAGGCTTCAGTTGGTTAATAAACAGGCTATTGATGAATATGAGCAGGTTAAAGCCCAAACAGAAGCAGAGCTTAAACGATACCAGCAACTGCTCAGCTTTGGCAAAACTGAAACAGCTGCTTCGCCTGGCATTGCTCCGCGATTGCGTGAACTAAATGCTGAAGAAATAAAGGGTTTTCAGGACAAGATACAAGAGCTGCAAACTACTATCCAGGGCGCAAATGCCGAACTTGACAGATTGCGCGGTAAAGCACTGGATACACCACCACCGCCGCCACCACCATCTACTGGTGGCACTGGCGGTACAGGTGGCTCTGGCGGCACTGGCAAAAAAGCAGATCCGGAGGCAGAAGCCAGAGCAGCAGCAGAGGCAGAGCAGCAAGCTTTTGCAGCTCGATATGCTATTGCTTCAGACTCATTACTCAAAATACGACAGCTGGCTGCCGAATCTGGACAGATGCAGCAGGAGGAGTTCGCAGCACAACAGCAGCAGGAGCTGAATACACTGATTGATGCCAAGGAGCAGCAGCGACTGATCAATCTGAACTTTGACGAAGAGCAGGCCGCTGCCGCAGAGCAGATCAGGTTGCAACTTATTTCTGATCAGGAGTGGGAAACCGAGCAGTTGAACAATCACTATGCTCATCTGCTTGCAATGGCCGAGCAATATGGTCTGGATACATCGGCTATCAAAGAACAACAGTCTATTGAGCTGAAGGCCCTTGAAAAGGAATATGCAGATCAGGCATTGCAAGATCAGCAACAATCGCAGCAGGTAAGGCTCCAGGCATTGCAGGCCTCTTTCAGCGCGTTCGGCGACTTCGTTACCGCCAGTTTTGAGCTTTTAGGAGGCGAAGGCGAAAAAGCTGCCAAGTTTCAGAAACTCGCTACACTGGCTCAAATTGCATTCGATACAGCTTCTGCCATATCATCGTTGGTGGCAGCATCCAATGCCAATCCAACCAATGCTGTAACCTTTGGAGCTGCCGGTATTGCGCAATATGTTTCAGGCTTCGCCCGGATCATCGCCAATATTGCACAAGCAAAGAAAATACTCACAGCAGCCCCCGAAGTAAAGCAGAAAGCCGAAGGCGGCTATATGGTTACAGGAGCATCCGATGGCCGCACGTATAATGCCAGCATGATCAATACTCCGGGTACGGGATTACTGCCAAATCGCCCGGTGCTGTTCAGAAGCAATGCCACCGGTGGCCCTGTACTTGCCAGCGAGCGCGGACAGGAATACTTTGTCGCAGCTCACGATCTGGCCAATCCAATCGTAGCCAACTACGTGCACATGATAGACAGCCTTACCCAGTCAGGCGGTCGTGTACGTCAGTTTGCCGACGGTGGCGCAGTATCGCCCACCTCAGCTGCACCAGCTTTTGACCCCGCTATCATAGCCCGCACCGGAGCAGCTATAGAGGCACTGGTGGCAGTACTGCAATCGGGCGTGGTGGCTGTATTGCCAGATCGGACAATCGTGGATATGCAGAAGCGATTCAAAGATATCAATGCGGCTACGGGTAATTACTATTAGCAAAAGTTAGTACATCCATTATAACAAGGGTTAAGACAGATTCCCATTTTTGCCACCAATACCTCCCATTTTCGGGTTGTTTTGGTGGTTTTTTTGTGCCCGGTGATTTTTTTTAAAAATAAATGATATAAATGTATTGACATTGTATATAAATGTATTACCTTTGTAGGGTCAATATGACAATCACACATAAAACTTTCAACAACATGAAAAACGAATTCGAAATCAAACTGGCCGTTGAAAATGAATCAACAGTAACTATTGAACAAAAGCGTGCAGCAAAAGCCAAGGCAATCAGTGAGCTTAAAAAAAAGGGTTATTGTGCTGGTATAGTATTTATCTATGCCGATGGAACTATTGCTATCACAACATTTCCTGCCCTTAACATGACAGCTTTTGTTGCTCATAAATTTCAAAAAGTACAAGGAAAATGGCGTCCGTATGCTGGCGCTCCGAATTGGGAAAAATATTTTGACTTTAGGTCTATGATTAACGCTTAAAACCAATAACATCAATCACACATCAAACTTTCAACAACATGAAAAATCTTGATCAAGTTACCGACGACTTTTGCTGCATGCTTGACGAAAACAAAATCGAGTATCAATCAATTCTTGCATCAGGCACTTGGACAGCGAGAGATGAGGCAGAGTCTATTTATGATGCAGATGAACATGACTTTACTATTGAACAGCTCGAAGAGTCAATTGCCCGGTTATTTAAACACTTTGAATCTGAATCAAACCCGTCACAAGTTGCAAACATGAACGAGGCTATTTTCAACTATCTCGCTGAAAATACTCAATATGCCACAGAGCATATTGATCATACAATGACTGCTGAATCATTTGCTTCATTCATGTGGGATTATTATGTCGAAAGCTTGTTTTTACAAGAGCGTAGCGATCGATTTATCAAGGATATATTTCTGGCATGCTGCAAAAGCTATTTTGCAGGAGAACACAACACAGAGTATTTCCGGGCTGATATATGGTATAAAGACAATTCAGGTTCAGAGTTCAAATTTTTCACCAGTCAAAAGGAAGCAGTTGAATATTGCCAAACATGGGCAGAGCCTTCACAGACTTACACAGTTAGTCAATTCTTCGGCGTATCCTGCAATATGTTTGGATGGAGTCACAGTCAAGAATGCAATCAAATTATCAGCGAGGTAAAAGCATGAAGCCAGGAGAAATCATAAAGCAAATGCGCAGCTCGCGCAACCTCACGCAAACGCAGCTGGCTGAAAAAGCAGGCGTTACCAGAGCGCGAATCAGTGCGCTTGAGAAAGCTGACAATATCAACTTTGTTACTTTTACTGAACTGATTGACCTCATGGACTTCAAACTGTTCGCAGTCCCTAAAGAGGAGTTCAGCCCGATTACTGGATTGATAGACGCCAGTCAGCCATAAAAAAAAGCCCGGTCACTCGACCGGGCTTTTTTTGTCCACCCCTGGAATACGCCCCTTGAACTGCAATCGTTTCACTGGCTCGTTAATAAAGCCCAGCCGCTTCGCATATCGCTGAAACATTTCCAGATTTCTGTGCCTGAAATGGCGCATGGCCGACTCCACATCTACCCCGGAGTCCAGCAGATAAATAGCCAGAGAATCCTTGAGGCTGTAGAACTGAATCCCTGTAATATCTCCCAGCTGACCGGCGGCCTTGAGCTGTTCAATGGCCACCTTGAAACGATTGTACAGCGTATTCAGCCCGATGGGCTTGTCGGCAGGTGCCAGCGTGCAATTATGCCGGCCCTTTGCCCGTCCGAACACAAAATAACTGTCTGGCTGCTTGTGCAGGTTATACGAGCGCAGCAGCTCCACCAGATCGTCCGGAATAGTGATCACACTGTTTCGGTTGTTCTTGCTGGTGGCAGCTCCGAAGCGCACCACCCCACGCTCGAAGTCGAACGCTCCGCATCTGAGGTCGCGCAGCTCACCGGGTCTGATTGCCAGTGTTCCCAGTAACACACAGGCCAGCAGCATCGTGCGGTCGTGCTCGGCAAAGTAGCCCATGATCGTCGAGTACTCACTCTCCGACAGCGACCGGCGTATCGGATCCGCCGCCGGGCGGTTCTTGATCTTGCTCACATAGTTCTCTGTGAAGTACGAGCGCTGTACCAGCTCACCCATAAGCGAACGCAGGTTATTCTTGCGAGTGTTGTAGGTAGAGTTGCGCACCTTCAACTTCGTAATGCAATAATCAAAGTACGACTGAATATGCTGTACGCTCACATCGCTGCATCTGAGCGTGCTCCACCCTTTGCGCTGGAAGTACTCGGTAATCCACCGGGCGGTTTCTGAAAAAGTCTTGTTGGTTCTGAATTTGTTGGAGCGCTTCAGCTCTACAGCCAGCTCCAGCGCCTGAGTAAACAGCGTGGCTGTCGGGTTCATCTCTACCGGCGTGATCTTCTCCTTGATACTTCTGATCATGGATTCAGCCAAGGCAATACGCTCAGCTTCACTGGTGATCTGATTCAGGTCACGCCCATCCTCCGCCGTGCTTCTGCGGATCCGTTTGCGTGTGCCGTTCAGTTCGATGTAGTACTCGATGTACCAGCGCTCTCCGCGTTTCAAAATCGGGTTGTAAGTAGTTACGTTGGCAGGCATTTTTTTTTTGCAAAGCCCGTTGCCAGATGTATTTGGCAACGGGCCCGCAAAAGAATTCGTAACTGATTGAAAACCACAAATATGCGGTTAATGTTGGTGGCGGAGGCAGGATAAACCCACTCCCACCACCCCAATGAAAATCAATTAGTTACCACTTTGCGCCCCGGCCAAAATATTGCTCTCACCACGCGTAATGACGCATCTGGCAATGATCTGGCAACGATTATGATGAAATTATTCTATGCGTTAGTATCCTGATTATTTCGCAGTTCAGCTATCTGGGCCTTTATTTCAGTGATCTCTTTTTCTGCATGTTGCATGAAGGCCTCTATGTCTGAAGGCGAGGAAATGTAGTCAGTGCGCGCATAATCAATGCCACCGGCCCGCAGGTCGGTGAAGAGCATATCGTCTATTCGCAGCTTGTAATGCTCCCGCATCTCCAGCAGGAGCGCGAGCGATATGCCACTCTCCCCCATCTCAATGTCGTACAGCTTGCTCTCGTATATGCCCAGGTCACTGGCCATCTGCGCAGAGCTGATCTTGTAGTGCTCCCTGATTGGTTTGAGGTTGTGTCTGAACGAGTCAACTATTATCTCTGCATTTTCTTCCGCTACTCTCGGAATATTTTTCAAAAGCATTTCTCCCGTCCCGTTCAGTATCCAGTCCGGATTAGCTTCTCTGTAGTATTTGCTAAACTTGAGTACTACAGATTCTGATACATCGCTGTTGCCAGATAGTATCTGATCAAAGTAGCCCTCTTTATAGCCTAACCTGCGTGCAACTAATTGTCGCTTAAGGTCTAATGTTTTAAGAACATTTCTGAAACGTTCTTTTCTGTCAAGTTTTTGCTGATCCATGATGAAAGGGTTGATTTTTTTATCAACTTTTTTTGATTAAAAAGATGCACGGTATTTATTAAATACTATACATTTGCCCTCAAGTTAAACATTTTACACTTATGACAACCGAAGAAATCTCAATCACTGCTACCTACTTTGCTCAACACAGACTAATGACTTCATTCATTAAATGGGTTGAGGAAAACAAAGGCTTGAGCATCTCTCGAGAAACTCTCAGGAAGGTGTTCAATAATCCTGACGTGAAAACGTCAAAAAGGGTACAGCTTATTTGCTACTACGCAAAAGAGTATGCTGACCGTCACCTGTATGACATCCAAAACAAAACCAACTATTTGGCTGCGTGAAAAGTCGCGCAGCTTCACCCATGGAGCGCCCCAGAGCTGCAAGGCTCTGGGATTTCTCCGGGAAGCAATTTGCAGAGAATGTTTGGTTATACGGGCGGGGCTGTTTTCGGATGGCTCCGCCCAAGGGACCAAACCAACCATAAAAAAACCCCCGACTGATAACAGCCGAGGGCATTGTTCACCGGGTACAGAATCAACTTCAAATATCACTGTACCCTTAAAAACTTCACAAAAGTATGGAAAAAACAACTTCCACCACAACATGGAGTGTTCCTTCAACAGAAGAGCAGGAACGCTACTATTCAAAACATGCGCCAAAGCGCCGGGCGTACGGTCTTATCCAGACCGTATTGCAGGTAGTGCACGGCGCTTTGGCATTCGCTGCCTGGCACACGGTGTTTTCATGGGTGTTTTTATCTCATCCCGAGTATGCATGGATATGCCCATGGCTGGCGTTTGGAGCACTGTTCACACTCCACACGCTGTTTCGGACAACCTGGATGACTTTTTGGTATGATCGTCTTGATGACGATCCAAAAACGGACAGCTCGGCATTTATCCCTGCCGCAATTCTTATATTATTGCTGGTTACGGAGTCAACCGGAGCTGAAATGTATCTGGCTAACCAGGTAAAGCCAGCCCAGACAAAAGAGATCACCGGCGTATCCGGTGAACACTCTTCTACCATGGCCGAAATCGAAAGCAGCTACGAGAAGGATGAACAGCGTATTAACAAGCTGTACAAGGGCAAGCTCGCAGCTGCAACCGCTTCGATTGATGCCCGTATCAGGAGTGCCAATGCCGCCGGTGAGCCAGTGAACAAACTCTACAACGACCGCGCTAAAGCTGTTGCCAGTATCGAAGCTGCCAAAGCTGCTGAGCTGGAGAAAGCGCTGGCAAGGTACCAGTCGGCCAAATCAAACGCACAGAACCGCCGCGACAATCTGGTAGCGCAGATTGATACGCACAACTCGACCGAGATCAGCCGCTTTCAGACGGATGTAGGCAAAACTGGTACATATGCATGGATTATCAGTGTCGGCCTGCTGTCTCTGATCGCTGCACTGGGTTATGCCCGGGTACGCATCAATGTCAAGTCGGGCATTATGCCACAGCGGCATTACACCGTGATGGATGCACATGGCAATATCCTGGAGCGTTTCGGCACTGCCATTGGCGACAGCTTCAACCGACAGACCATGCGCGCAGCTGTAGCCCTGCACCGTAGCCTCTCCCCTTCCGAAGCGATTACCAGTTTTGACGGCACTGTTATTGCCATACCCGGAACTTACAACAGCTTTGATGTGCCACCGGTGCAAATACCTCAACGCGCCTATCAGCCACCAGTACAGGGGGCTCTTCATCCCGACGAAGATGACGATGCCATAAGGGCCAAGGTGGCGAACAAACTGATAGCCGCAGCTTCACGCGGTGAAATCAATATCACGCCTGAAATATTGCAGGCTGAGTATGAGAAAGCTCGCACGATGAATGGTACTTATGCCTCCGCTCCAATTGAGCAGCCAAAGCCGGTATTGTCGCCAGAGCAGCAGCTGAACAAGTGGAAAAACATGGTGATTGAGCAAATGAATCAATTTGATCGTACCGATGACAAGGACGAGCGCAGGGAGATCAATAACTATGTGTTCAAAAATCCATCCTCCCCTATCGTGAAAGAAGGCATGAAGCTCGGATTGCGCTGGGGAGTATCTGCCGGAATCGTAGTTGTCGGTCGTCAGGACAGAAGTCATACAATCCCCCTTGAAAAGGTCACGATGGAGAACCTTGACACCCCTGCTGAGGATGAAGCAACAGATGCTGAATATGAACCCGATGCATTGTTTAAGCATGATTCACAACTGTTTAAACAAAGCATTAATCCAACATATAACGCTGACGGCAAGGTGTGTGGAATAATGTACCAGAAGAAGAAAGGGGAGTGGGATTCAGTCAGCTTTGCCGGTGTTAAAGCTCGCTGGGGCATTTATAAAAAACGAGCTCAAAAGAACCCTTCACCCGCCAATCTGGCCGGACTCGAGGCATGGGATTATGCCATGCAACTGTTCGATGAAGGAAAGGAAACCCTGCGCACAGATATAAGCGCAATTACAGAGCCTGCACAGGCTATTCTCTGAACTGATATTTTTCAAATGAGGCACAAACCTGCCCTGTCTGTATGATGGGGCGGGGTAGTGTCTCCATCTCACTGAATATGGAAGTTGCTGCAATTGTCATCGGGCTGGTACTCATACTCAGCATTTCAACCCCCTACGAAAGACGTGAACGAGAACGCAGAAACAAGCTGCGCGACCGCTGACGTCCTTCTGTCCAATCAATTCACTCATAAACTTTGCGACCCTATGGGCACGATCAATATCAATACCAGTATAACCACACCGACTTGGGCTGAAAAGCTCATTGAGGTTGGTTATGCTGAATACAAGTCCATGATACCTCTCCGGCTTATTCCGGACAAATATTATCCATGGTTTACCGAAATGTCACAGCGACATACGATTCACAAGGGCATGGTATGTATTTCTATCTACGAGTTCAAAACTCTTGTCAGGGCATGGCAAGAGCAAAACACCTGCCATGAATAAGGTCATCGAAGAACGCTGGTACACATCTCAGCAGGAGTACCTCAATGAGCTGGCAAACATGCTGGCCAGAAACGATGAATACGCCGAAAAAAACGGGGGGGTGGATAACCTCCCCGAACCGGCGCAAAAGGCATATCACGCCCGAAGAAATGCACTGATCAGATTGACGCAGTTCAATGATGCCACGCAGGCATACATTGACGAGCTGCAAAGCTGGATAACCAGGCTGATTGATGAAAAACAGCAGCTGACTATTGAGCTGGCCAGTGCAGAGCAGGGCTGGATAAAGCACTTCCCCCGCATGACCAGGATGAATGAAAGCGAGCGCGAGCATATGAGACGTATGCAGATATTGAAAGTACAAATGGAAATGCCAAACCTCTTCTGATATGAGTACCCTGTCGAAACTCAAACAACTGGTGGCCACACCACCACCAGCTCCTGATCACTACACGCCACTGGAGGGCATGGTGGAGAAGGAAACCTACAAGGTAACCGACTTTCCCATGGATGTGCTGCCAGAAAAACACCGTGCTATTGTGAGTGATCTGTACACATACCTCGCGTATCCGCCCGGCTTTACAGCTACCGGTATGCTCGCAGCTGCATCCATTGCCTGCGGGCGCACGCATACGATTCACAATGGTATCTGGGAAGATGGTGCCTGCCTGTATCTGGCCATTGTGGCACCACCTGGCACGATGAAATCTCACCCGCTGAAATTTGCACTGGGGCCTTGCATCGAGAAAAACAAGCGGGCAATAAAGCAGTATATCCGCGAGAAGAATGAACTGGCCGCGGATGGCAGCTCTAATGAGCCACGCAAGGATGAGCAGTTCCTGTACTCAGATTTCACGATTGAAACGCTCACCAGGGCAATCCGCAAGAACAGCCGGGGTGTGGCAGTGTACATAGACGAGCTCAAGGCATGGTTCGCCAACTTCAACCGATACAATTCAGGCTCTGAACAGGAGTTCTGGCTGATGAACTGGACGGGTGCGCCTTACGCGATGAACCGCGCATCATACAAAGCGGTCATTGACAAGACGTTTATCCCGGTGGTAGGCACTATTCAACCGGGCCTGCTCGAAGATATCGGAAAGGGTGGGAGAGCGCTCAGCGGATTCATTGAGCGGATATTGTTTTGCTACCCGGACAGTGTGCCAGTAGAGCCGTTTAAGCGCCGCCGCGACCGGAGCCTCGATGTGTACAGTCAGATTATGGCCCGTTATACGCCACTCGTCACCAGTATTATGGACTGGTCGCGCCTTCCAGGGGGCAATGATGAGGATGAGGTAGATCAGTCGTATCTGTGTGTTTTGGAAGAAGCTGCGGAGGATCGCCTGATTGAATACATGAACGACCTCAAGCGCCGCATGGATTCAATTGATAATGAGTATGTGCGCAACATATACTCCAAGATGCAGAACTATGCCACTCGCTTCACCATGTTGCTGCACTTGATGCACGAAAGTGCCGGAGAAATAACCCACCGGAGCAAGAATGGCGGAGAGGTTCGCATAAACATGGAAATCGTGTTAAAGGCTATTACGATCACGGAGTATTTCCTTGGGCACTCCTTGAAAGCTCAGAGCGCGATCAATGCCGCCACGCCACTGGATCGCCTGCCACGTAATATCAGGAAGTGGTATGCTGATCTGCCAACCGGGCAGCCATTAACTACCGGTGATATTGAAAAGTCTGCATTGAAGCATGGATTGTCTCGCTCGCAAATGTTCATTTATCTGGGGGAGCTTGACCCAAAGAGAAAAATATTCCTGCGTGAAAGGCAGGGCATCTATGTCAAAATATACCACCAATGAACCTCGAGATTGAACCAAAGCTGTTTGAAACAATCATTATTTGCCAGATTGCATGGCTCATTGCGCCACCATGCGTTGCCATTGTAATCTGTGCTTGGGCCTTTTACAGGCTATTCAAGTACGTTTTCACTGAAAAATAATAGGAACATGACCGAATACAAACAATCACCCTGCTCCATCCAGATTGCTCAATCCGGAATGCCTGACTGGCTGAAAGATGCCTTTTCCGAAATTGACGACCAGATCAATAAAACAACAGCAATGATTAACGACAAGATGTCGGCCAAACAAATGCTGATTGCATTGGAACGTATTAATGGCCTTCAACTGGCTAAGAAAATCGTCTTTCAAAATTTTGATTTGACGCAATGAATATGCAACTATCTGTACCGGTTGATCCACCGGCCACCTTCTGGATTATCCGCCCCTCTTCTAAATGCCACGTTGGATACTACAATCTGGAACGCAAGTTTATTTGTATCCGGAGCTTTGAACAACTTGAAGAAGCTATGAGCTTTCACTCCTCTGTAGCTCCCAACAACAGCCAGACAGTTTATCATCGAATTGATATGTTCACATTTGAATGTGGGCATTTTGATGCAACGAAGTGGAATCCAGTTCACATTACAAGCACCGAAGAAGAAGCAATTGAATTCTGTTACCAGGCTAATCTGAAGCCTTATTCCGCAGCATAATAACAGCCAATGAAGCATCTTTTCCGAGCGACTGAAACAGTCGCTCTTTTTTTGTGCCGGCTCAAAAAATCTTTGAAAGTTCAGACTTTCAAGACTTTCAAGACTTATATATATAATTAATTGATTAATAATTATTTATACTCCTTAAAAAGTCCGGCGAAAGTCCGGTAAATTTTATTTGGAATTTGTCCAGTTTATTAGTCCGATGGAAGTCCGGACTTTATTGGACAGATAACTAATTGAAAAACATTCAGTTAAATGCCGAATCTTGATTGTCCGGAAAGTCCGGACTTTTTCCTAATACATGTGAAACGATGAACGTCGAAGAACAACTGAAATCATACTTTCAAGGCCTCGAATTGCCCGAAACTCTGCAAGTATCCGGGGCCATGCTCATCACCGATGTATCGCTGTTCGTCAGCTTGCATCTGGAGCGCATGGAATATGGCTGCCCGCTGCTCCAGCGCCTGGCGATCAGCAACCTCACAGCGCTGCGTAACCGGTTAAGTCCTTCAGAACAATCCGGCGCAGCTGCATCTTCGCAGCATGAAAGTTATACTGAACCGAACAGTCATGACCGAGAAGTACACGCAGGGCATTCTGCTGCTACATGACGACTGGGGCGTGCTGAAATACCAGTGCTATACGCTCGAACTGCCGTGGAAAAACAACACTCGCCGCGAAAGCTGCATACCTGACGGACGGTACTTGCTTCACCATCGCACGAATGAAAAGTTTGGTGCTCACCTCACCGTAACTCCAGTACCCAATCGCGATGGCATACTGATTCATCCGGGCAACTATACCAGCCAGATACTGGGCTGCATCCTTCCGGGTACCGAGTTCGCTGACATAAACAAAGATGGCATCATGGATATTCAGAACTCCCGCAAGGCCATGGCCGCCCTGGTAAAGCTGCTGCCGACTAAAGGTGTTGATCTGATGGTTCACCACGCCCCATCATTCATGCCATTTTGAAACGCATCCTGTATCACTTCCAAACCATATTACTGCTGCTCGCCTCGGCATTGTTCGTCGTGGCTGCCCTGTTAGATTGCCTGTGGCGAAGAAACAGGGTAGGGTAGTGTCACTTCTAAATTTCACACAACCATGAAATTCTATCAATCAAAAAACTTCTGGGCCAACATCTTTAACCTGCTGCTTGTTGCGCTGGTAAGCGCCGGCGTGATTATCCCCGAAGGAACTGCCGACAGCTTGGCACAGGCAATCACCGACTTCAATCCGTTCGCACTCGGACTGCTGCTGCTCAACAACCTGATACTGCCCATTTTCAAAACGGTGAAAAACAAGTCGGGCAACTGGAAGGCGAGTCTGTTCAGTACCAACTTTTGGGGGCAGGTGGTCACCTTTGGCCTGTGGATTGCCTCCTTCTATGGGGTGGTAACTCCCGAAGGCACCGGTACTGCCATTGTCGAAACATTCGCTGATCAGAACTGGGTGCACCTGATTGAAATTGCGTTTATCAATATCGCGCTGCCGGTCATTCACATTTTCGTGAAACCGAAGCTCAAGGAATAATTACAAAAAGGGGTTTAATTCAGGGGGCTGCGTGTAGAAATACACGTGGCTTTTTTGTTTTTCGGGCTATATTTGCAGGATAATCGCGCTCCGTACCCCTTTTTTATACATGCAAAAACAGTACGTACGTGGGCTGCTACCTATGCGCCCCGATCTGCTTCGGTTCGTCCAGTGGCGAGAAAACCTCGAAGCATCCGATTACCTCACCATTCCCGGCAAGGGCTTTTTTTCCACCTATCTGGCCAACATGATCGAACTGGCGAAGTCCATGTACTTCCCCGGGGCCATCCGCGAAAGTCGCGACAACGACGACTACACCGCCAAGTTGCGCTTTGAAGCTGCACCGGGCCTGCTCGACAGTACGTTTTTTGAGTACGCCCACCTCATTGCCATCGGATTCAACAACATCGTGTATCAGGCTTTGCTGGAGGAACAGTGCCGATATGTTGGCATTGCCCAGACGTACAGCCCCGGCCTCGATGCCAAGGAGGCCCTCGAGCACTTCCGGATAAGCTCGGGCCTCGATGAGGTGCGCGAATCGGATGCCGATATAAAGGCTACCTATCGGCTGAGGCTGCACCGCGGACTGGTGCGCCCTCGCCCGCGCAAACGTCATTAAGTCCTTTTTTGCCGCCCGCGTGGCGGGCAAATTTGCAGCATGACAGGTTTTTCCTACGACAGCTGCATTGTTCAACAGCCCGGAATCGGGCTGTTGGCATATATACCCGTGTCGGAAATTGATCTGACTAAATGGCCCGCTGCCATAAAGAACAGCACCTACAACCAGCAGAGTGGGGCAGGGCAACTGGCGTGGTATGCCATGCCCTATGTGCAAGGCACCGGAAACTGGACGGAAGAGCAGCAGGAAAACGAGCAGGGGCAATACTTCCGCTCCGTGATCTCTGTGTTTCTGCCCTCCGACAGCGGTGCTGTGCGCTCCGAGCTCGAGGCTATGAAGCGCCACCGCTTTGTGCTCAAGGTCACGCGAGGTACTGAAAGCTGGCTCATCGGTACGCCAGAAAACCCCCTGCGCTTTACCAGCTCCTATGATACCGGCAGCGAAGGAGGCGATTCACGCGGCCACCGGTGCAGCTTCAGCGGGCTGCATATCTACAAGTCACCTTTTTACACCCCGGTTTTCTGACTATGAAGAAGGATAAACGATACTACGACATTCTCCAGTCTGCCCAAAGTGGCGACGAGGCTACTATCCTGCTGTACGGTTATATCGGCGAGGAATACCGCTATATGGATGGTGGTTACGAGGAGAGCGGCGTCACCGATGTAGCTTTTGTAAACATGTTCACCGAGCTGCAAGCCAAGTGCAAGCGCATTAATGTGCGCATCAACTCATACGGCGGCGATGTATTTCATGGAGCGGCCATTGTAACTGCACTTCAGGGTGCTACGTGCGAGGTGCATACCTACGTGGATGGCGTGGCGGCCAGCATGGCAGCAGCCATATTCCTGGCTGGCAAGCAGCGCCACATGTCGCCCGGGGCGATGCTGATGTTGCACTGTGCCTCATCGTTCTGCTGGGGCAATGCCAACGAAATGATGGACTGTGCCGAGGCATTGAAAAAATTCGATGAATCACTCATTGC